TAAGTGTCTAACAAAGGAGAAACAGACATGACTAACTCACAAAACACTAAGATCCTGGCTCACCTTCGTGCAACCAAGGGGCTGACCCTGCGTGAGGCTATGCTGGACTACAGCATTCAGTCATTCACTAAGCGTATCTCTGAGCTACGCAAGGCTGGCTATCGCATTGATGGCGTGAAGGGTAAGCACCCTGTGACGGGTCAACAGTATACACGATACGTTTTAATTGAGGAGACAGTATAATGACTAAGACACTTAAAACAGAACTCACTCGTGACGAGGTAAAGATACTCTTGGAAGTGTACACCTGTATGGATAGCATGATAGATGATTCAATGGAGATGATGGATGTTCGCCTGTCACAACTCAGTGACCTGCGTGATAAGTCTTGGGCATTGAAAAATATGTTTGACTTCCGTCCTCCTGCAAGAGAGGATGGTAACCCTGATCACTGGAAGCCTTATGTGTTACCTGATGATCCCACCGCTTGGTACTATAATGAAGGAGACAGTTAATGATTGCAAGTAAAGCTATAAAAGTCTACGCAAGTGTAGGTCAGCCTGATGGTGAGTATGTCACCACAGTGTTCAGCGCAGATGATGCGATAAAGGTTCGAGCCAAACTGTTCAAACGCACAGGCATACGCCGTGTAATATTCAAGACAGTAAAAGAGAAAGAGCTTGCATCATACACCAATAATGAGGTACACCAGTTATGAAAGTATATGCATTCAATACCACTAACCTTATGCCAGCCTCAGATTACTACCACAAACTATTGAGGCAGATTGATGACGCATACTGGAACGGTGGAACGGTTAAGGCATTAGAGCTTACAGCTAAGGACGTTAAGGAACACGTAGATAGGGGTGAAGTATGGTATCCTACATTTTAATGCATGCTCTGCCACTAGCAGTAGTGACTGTTTACTTAGTAGGGTTCTTGTACCTCTGGTACGCTAACGTAAAAGGAGACTAACATGAATATCCCCAAGGCTTCATCAACACTACAGGAAGTCATTGATTTTTATAGTAAATCTGCTGTATTTGGTCGTCTGGCAGGTTCTACACAGAAAGATTATGACATCCATCTTGCTGCCGTATCTGGCACAGTGGTTGAGGGTAAGGCTCTTGGGGATTATCGCCATAAGAATATCAAGGTACGTCATCTAACTCAGGCTTATGAGGAGTGGCTGTCTGTCGGGGTTCGGACAGCTAACTACCGCAAGTCTGTGCTATCTACTGCGTGGAGGCACTCAATGAGACATGACGTAATGACGCATGATCCTGTAGCTCTGGTACAAACCAGGTCTGGTCAACCACGGCGTGTACTGTGGAGCCGTGATCAAGTGCAGTCATTCCTTGCAACAGCTTATGGTGACTTCCGCTGGCGCAGCATTGGTCTGATTGTCCACATGGCATATGATTGGGGGCAGCGTGTTGGTGACATGCGCCTTCTCAAGTGGGATAAGCTAGACTTAACCCAGTGCCGCTTGGACTTGACACAGAGTAAGCGCAACGCAGAGATACATTTACCTATCTCAACAGGGTTGTGCGATATGCTGCGCCAGCAGAAGGAAGACTTTGGGTTTCAAGAATATGTAGCGCCCCGTATAAAGCCACGCGCTAATGCGTACTCGCCCTATGACAAACTAGAAATAAGCTATCTTATCAATGATGTATTAAAGGAAGCTAATCTACCTACCACTCTGACAGCTATGGACTTACGGCGTACAGCAGTGACAGAGATGATGGAGGGTGGGGTAGACTTAGCAGGTATCATGCAGGTGACGGGCCACAAGAACGTGGCATCCATAAAGCCTTACATGGTCAACACATTCAGTGGTGCATCCAAGGCACTATCAGCTAGAGGAAACGATGACGATGAACATTCGTAGTTACGTTGAAGCCCTAAACCTACACGATGGTGACACCTATCGTAATAACTGCCCTGAGTGCAAGGGTAAGGGTACATTCACAGCCATGAACGATGGCGGCACAATGAAGTATAACTGCTACAAGCTAGGCTGTCGGGTGGGTGGCATCTATGAGACAGACATGACAGCAGCAGAGATTATTATGCGTATGAGACCACCGCCTGAGAGAGGCACAGAAGAGGCTGAGACCATGGAAATACCTGCTTACCTAGTCAACCCTACCTTTGATCATACCAAGCACAAGGATTTTGTTTTGCGCTGGGGTATCCGCGACTATCCTGGCTTGATGTACGATGTTAAACAGGAGCGTGTAGTGTTTCCTATACACTACCGTGGACGTTTGATTGATGCAGTGGGACGTGCAGTAGGTAAGCGCACCATGCCTAAGTGGTATCGCTATACTGGTGAGGCTGATTACTTCACAGTGGGCAGTGGGGATGTCGTATTAATTGTAGAAGATGTCGTTTCTGCAGTAGTTGCAAGCCAGCTGCTACCTAACATCACAGCCTTGGCTATCCTTGGTACATCACTATCCACTAAGCATATGGATAAGGTGGGTGAGTATCGAAAGGTAGTCATAGCACTTGATCCTGATGCCATGGATAAAACTTTACAGTTCAGAAGAGAGATTGAGCTATGGACAGGCGTTGATACAGTTGCTATGAAGTTGTATGATGATATAAAATATAAAGTGCCTGATGATATTAAACAACTAAAGGAGGTGTGCAAATGAAACTAATATTTTTACTTATATGGTTTGATGCTGTACCAGAACAGGGTGTTAGGTATCACCACTTAGGTACATTCGACAATGAAACAATGTGTATGACAGAACTCCGTATTGCTTCTGTATTAGTCAATAATAAACAAGAGACATTAGAATGTATTGGAGTAAGGATCAATGATTAAAGCAACTTACATTGACCATATGGGTACAGACTTGACGGTAGCTAACGCTGCCCGTGTATCGTTTGGTAAGACAAGTGAGATGGAAGACGATCCGTGGGGGCCACCAGTACTCAAAGCTAAAGACGATAAGCTGATCCGCTACCTTGCCAAGCATCGTCATATCTCTCCATTCGGACATTGCTTTGCCAGCTTTCACATCAAAGCACCTGTGTTCGTAGCACGGCAGCTAGTCAAGCATAAGTTCTTGAGATGGAACGAAATATCTAGGCGTTACGTCAAGGATAAACCAGAGTTCTACCAACCTAAGCTAAGAGCTGCTGCTAAAGATAAGAAGCAGGGCAGTGGTGATCCTCTGATACTTAGCATACAGCAGGATGAAGTGATTAAACAGGTTCACATCCAAGCGGATAAGCAGTACAGATACCTACTAGAGACAGGTGTTTGCGAAGAGCAAGCCCGTGTGGTACTGCCACAGTCAGCCATGACTGAGTGGTACTGGTCTGGTAGCCTTGATGCCTTCTCTGACATGTGTAACCTAAGGTGCAAGTCTGACACACAGGCAGAAACACGGCAGGTAGCACAACAGATTGATCGTAAGATGATTGAACTATTCCCTGTGTCATGGGATGCACTTACGGAGAATGAGGAAGAATGATAAAGAGTGAATGGAATCGTCTAATAAAAGAACGTGAAGACTTTAAGGAGAATGTATTGGCAGAACATACATCAGACATCGTGAATGAGCCTACACACTATGCACGGTGGGCTATTGAACCTATCACATACATCATGCGTAATGGCTTTGAGTTCTGGCGTGGCAACATTGTTAAGTATGCCAGCCGTGCAGGCTACAAGATGTATGAGGGTAAGACGCAGGTACAAAGCGAGATCATTGACTTAGAGAAAGTTCAACGCTATTGTCAGATGCGTATCAATCAACTTAATGGAGAGGAGAAGCTATGATACCTATAGGTCAACTAAGATTGTTACTCACTAAGGCTGGTCTAGAGTTTGTCATCACTCGTGTTGATGGTAACGTGGCACACGTAAACATTCTTGTAGGAGATCAACCAGATGTACACAGTTGAGTTTGAATCAGATGCTTCTGTAATCACAACACTTGATCAGCATGATGAACATGAAGACGTTGAGGTTATACTAGGTGATGATGGTGTTGTATTTATGAGACAGTATGAACCAGAAATGGATGCTTATCAAATGTTAATCATGAGTAGCCAACAATTATTAGATATTATAGCTGCATACAATAGCAAAGAAGGGGCGTATTACTTGGAGTTAAGACATGAGCGATGAAGGTTTGTACTTTTTGATTGGATCTTTATCCATTTATGTGTTAGCCGTACCACTACTATATCACATGGTAGAGCCAGAAGATCCTGAGGAGAATAATTCTGGCCCTATTAAATTTGCACTCATGTGGCCTCTAGTGGCCCTTGAGGTTATATACCGTATAATTGTAGGAGAGAATAACAATGATGGAACTGGCTCTTATTAAAACGTTACTTGACCGTGACTTTTATAATCAACACAAGGGCATTCGTTGCCCCGACAAGATCTTTAGTAAGGATGTACGCAAGATTAAGCAAGCACTAGACAGCGCCATGGAAACATACGATGGCAGCATGAATGTGCAGGACTTGCAGGCTGTGTTCAACCGTATGAATCAGAGCATGACCACCGCCA